CTCCAAGTTGTTACTATTCTTGAGGCAGCATGTGGCTACGAAAGCAAAGCCATAGAACAGCAGCGCGAGTCGAATGTTGTAGATGGCACTACCACCAAGGGCGTGCTCTACCGCAATGAACACTCCCAGCGTTCAGGCAAGAGCGACACTACTGTGGCAAACAGCATTCGTGTCATGACTGTCATAGCTAAGGCCACGCTATCCCAGCCCAGCGTGGCCGTGGTTGCGGGTGATGACGTGTTTATCGTCTGTTACCAGTCTAATGCGTTCGACGTCCAAGCGCGCATTGAGCGTGAATATGCAGACGCCGGATTTCGCCCTGAAATCACGCTCAGTTACAATCGTGTTGCCGCCGAGTTCTGCTCTGGGCGCTTCTGGAGCGCCGACACGCGCCATGGCTTCGCTTTCGGGCCTAAGCCCGGCAAGCTGTTGCCCAAGCTCTTTTGTACTAAGAACTTGACAGGCATAGGCAACGTTGCTGCCCACGTACGTGCGGTCGCCCTGGGGCTCAAAAGCTCCGTCGACCACGTTCCGCTGGCCAATTCTCTCATCAATCGGTGTCTTGCCATTTCTTCTGCCACTACCACCAGGAAGGAAAGCAAACGTGCTGCCGTCGAGACGGCCCGGCTTATGCCGCACGTCCACCGTAACAGCTCCGCCACCATGTCGCGGAGAGTCTATGACGACTTCGCCCTACTTTACGGCGTGACCGAAACGGATTGCATCGAGTTTCATAATGAGTGCGAGAAGATCACCTCTTTTCCCGCCATGATCGATTGCAAGTTTTTTCGTAAGGTTCACAAGGTCGACGTGCTCGGCTGTCCCCAGCCCCGCCATCGGGCCATGGCCAATACCGAAGCGCCCCCGCCGTTGCCAGCGCGGCCCGTCGTTTATCATTCTGTGCCTGACTTTCCCGAGCTGCTACAAGCTTTTGCTTCGGAGGCCACGACACCACTCCCGTTGTCTCAAGATATCAGCGAGTGGCCAGCCCTTCTGCGCACCACGCTCTTCGTGCCCGAGGGCATCTGCCCCGTGCGCGCTCGCGACATAGCCCTTCCGCCCCTCGATCTTCCAGAAGTGGTGATGCCACGCATGCTACGTCCGAAGTTGGCCATGCTCAACAAATTCATCACTACCGCCCCACGACTAGCGACATTTATGGGCAGATTAACCCAATCTGTAGGCGCTGCGGGAACCACTTGTTTGGTCGGCCTGGCCAACGCAAGTTTTGCTACGGTTTTTGGATGGAAGGCGAGCGCCGTGTTCTGTGCACCGGTGGTTGAAGAGTTGGCCCGTTTTACCCACGATCGCGGGCTCCCGTATTTCACCACTCAGATGATTGTGCAGGAGTTCATCGCCTACCCGCACATCGTAGCACGCATACCGCCCACGTTGCTGCATTTGACCAATTATTGCCTGCTCGCCGCTTTTGGTTTGCCAGCCCTCCCGGCTGCCATCATTCTACATGCCGTCTATAACGCTCTCGTTATTTGTGTGTCCGAGGCGGCGGGATCGGTAAAATTTACTCAAACAGCAACACTTATGAATGCCAAGAACCAAGCAGACTCCTATCTGGATCAACTCTCGTCCGTACCTTCCGGTCTCTCCGAAGCGGGCAAGGAATGGCTCAAGGTGGCCATCGACCCCTTCCACGACTCAGACACCTACGTCACGGGCTATCCAGATGTTGACATCGCTCCAAGCGTCGTCCAAGTCGTCAAGAAGACAATCACAATTGGCGCGCCAACTGGTACAGTCGCTAACTGGGACTGCCACATTGCGCAATCGCCCGTCCCGTCAGACTCCGGGTCGACGTGGTCGAAATACGGCATCGTCGGCGGCAATATCCTCGCGGCGGTCCCCTCGGCGACGATCGCGCCGTTCGCAGGCGTCTCAGCAATCGGCGGCGCACCTGGCGCTGCTCTAGATTTCAGCCAAGCCACAGTTGCATCTCAAGTCGGCAACGTTCAGCTTGACGATTCCTATTTGCGAGGCGCCTCACGTGTTATTGCTCAGGGCTTTGAAGTCACCAACACCACTGCCGTCCTCAACATGCAAGGCCAGGTTATTGCCTATCGCCTAGCCGAACCCGCCGGCACACCTTCCAATTTTCAATGCGCCAGTTTGACAGCTAGTCTCGGCTCATTTGCGGCCCGACAGCTCACTGTACCACCTACCAGTGCCGCCAATGCAATGCTCACTGCTGGTTCACGTCAGTGGGCGGCATCCGAGGGCGGCTATGTTGTCTCCGCACTTAGCTCTCTTGACATCCCAGCAGAGGGGGAGCTCTTCATCCAACCCATGCTACTAGTCGATGAGTCTGGCACCACAGGCGATACTTTTGTGGCCATGCCCACATTGACGACTGAGGGCGGCGGCGTCGTTCTGACACCGCCTCTGTCCTACACTGCCCCTTTCCACGTGTCCGGATTATATTTCACGGGCCTGTCGTTGACTACCACTCTAAACTTGACCACCGTGTGGTACGTGGAGCGCTTCCCCGACTATGAGGAAACTGATCTAGCCGTGTTGGCCAAGCCCTCGCCGGCCTATGATCCCTTCGCCCTGAAACTCTATAGCCGCGCCCTGTGCTCTTTGCCTCCCGGCGTCATGGTGAAAGAGAACGGCTTGGGCGATTGGTTCGCCAGCACTGTTGGCAAAATAGCCGAATATGCCGCGCCCATAGTCAAGATGCTGCCGATACCTGGCGCGCAGTACATCAGTGGCGCCATTTCAGCTGGGGGTTCCATAGCGCGGTCCATGTCCGCCTCTAGGGGTGTCCCCAATCAGGTCAGTCCCGTCGGGCTGACGACCCAACTAGCCCAGCCGCCTGGCATGACTGATCCGCGTCAAGCCCAGGTTTTTGAGGATGCTTATCGTCCTTCCTATTACAATCCGGAGATCAGACGGCGATCGCGCCGCAAACGTAGACAACACCGCCGTTAATCTGGGTGCAATTCCCGGTTATGTGTTTCCCTAGTGGGCAAACGACGCTACGACTAATATTCTCCGAC